ACGGTCATGACATATTTAGTGTACCACTGGGTTGGTGGACTTCAGGCTTGACACCGAAACTGTACACGTTGATACCAGGGTTTAGGGGAGTGGTCTCGTGGTGTTGGTAAGGTTGGACTAAGTTGAAGTAGTCACCGAAACGTTCGGCGAATCTGTCATGACCGTTTAGTTGGATCTTGGCAGAGTAGACGGGGTTTTGGGGGTAGATGCTGGCACCGTTAGCACCGATACCAAGGGATAGAGCGGTATCAATGTAGAAACCACCTGTGTAGGGGTTAGTACCAACACTGGGGGCAGCAATGGGGATGGTTACTGTGGTGAAGTTCATCCATTGATTGGATGCACCAGCACCACCAGTACCAGCAGTTACGAAGTCTTGACGTTGAACAGCCCAGATTAGTTCCTTAACGGGGTGGTTGAAGGACATCTTAATCTTGTTGGTGGCACTTGTTACGGTTTCATCACCAGTGAATTGGAGTTGTTCAATTAGGTATTCGTGGGATAATTGAGCGAAGCGGCGGCGTTCGTCAGTATCAAGGAATACGTAGTCAACCCATAGGGAAGCATAAGTGATACTGGCAGCTAGAGGGGTAGTGTAGGTGCTTGTTACAATCATGTCACTGGAGGGACGGAATTCAAGGTTAATCTTGACTTCGTGGTATTGTAGGGCAATTAGGGGTAGAGCAAGTCCGGGGTTGCGGCAGAACCAGAATTCAAGGGGTACATACACTGTTTGGGGAGCTTGGTCGTTTTGGGTTTGTTCACCAACCATGGTCTTGTAGCCAAGTTTCTTGGATGCGGGTAGGGTTAGTTCGTTCCAGATGTACATCCAGTCACCGTAGTGCTTGTCAATGCGTTGACCACCGATTTCAAGTTCTACGGACTTAATCATGGCAAGACCAGCATAGGGAGTCCAGTAAGATAGAGCGGGTAGGGCAGGTAGAACGGCTTGTAGGTAGATGCGGCTGATTAGATCACCATTGCGGGAGATGGTGCATGTAACGCGCTTGCCGAAGTCAGCTACACCATTGAAGGTTTGTTCAATGGATTCCATAGCGAAGTTGGTGTGGCGGCGGTACACGGTTTTGAAGAAAGTGATTTGGGGGTTACCTGTTAGGTATACATCTTGAGCACCGTATGCGACGAGTTGAACTAGACCTCCGGACATTTCTGGGGTTGTACTATAAAGATAGAAAATAATTTTTTACGCATTTTATAAAAACGCGTTTTCTATTAAAATCATTTTTGTATGGATTTAAGGGCTTAATAGACCATTTTCTTTATATGTTTAAGGAACGTTCCTCCAAAAAAAGAACTGTTGCAACAGATGGAAGTGGTAATCGGGCTACCACACTTGACGCTCGTCACCAATATATGATTACACAAATGACTAATAGTCGTAACCAAATAGAAATTTTACAAAAAGAACTTGATGAATTATATATCAAACAATCCACTATAAAAGAAGATATTGATGAAAAACAAACACACGATGATTATGATAATAAAGAATATAACTCCTTATGGGATACTTATTTAGAAATCGCTGATAGAATTCGTGAATTGAAACATACTTTGAAAACATTAGAACTTAATACCGATGAAATTGAATATTTTGAAAATACAGCAAATATTTTATATGATTATTATAATTTAATTGAATATCAAGATGTTGAACCTGTCACCATCGTTGCTCCACCTGTTAAAAATATAAAAGGAAGAAAGAAAATAACTCATCCGCCAAATCGTAGTATTTTAGAAGCTTTTAATAAATGGACGAATAATGAAACGAATGAAGAATCTATTTTACAAAACCAAGAAATTATTGACACTATTCAACAAGTAGATATTCAGCAAGCTCCAAAACAAAAAAGTTCTTTGGTTGATGCATATTTATCATTAATTGAGCCAATGCATATATCTACGTTAGAAGCAGATGCCACCTCGGAACAGTGCCGTTTTTGTTCTACAATATTAACTCATTTACACCAAGATGGTATAATGATTTGTACAAATTGTGGAAACCAAGAACAATTATTAGTTGAACAAAACCGTCCAGTACATCGTCAAACATCAAAGGAAGCCAATCATTTTAGTTATAAACGAATTAATCATTTGAATGAATGGATATGTCAAGTACAAGGTAAAGAAAGTACAGACATACCAGAAGAAGTATTTGATAAGATACTTGCTGAAATAAAGAAAGAGCGAATTGACCCAATGAAGTTAACCTATAATAAAATGCGAGAGATACTAAAGAAAATTAAGATTAATAAATATTATGAACATATTCCATATATTATTAACCGGATAACTGGTCTTCCAACGCCACATTTCCCACCAGAGTTAGAAGCCAAATTAAGAAGTATGTTTAATGAAACACAAGCACCATTTTTAAAGAATTGTCCTCCAAAACGTGTCAATTATCTAAGTTATTCATTTGTATTGTATAAGTTTTTCCAATTATTGGGACGACACGAGTTCTTGAAATATTTTCCATTATTAAAAAGTCGTGAGAAACTCCACGAACAAGATGTTATTTGGTCTAAGGTTTGTAAAGAATTAGACTGGCCTTTTTATCCATCTATGTAAAAACATTTAAATCTTCCTTGGTGTAAAACCATTTAAAACCAACAGCCTTAATTTAATATAACTATGGCAACTCCCGAAGATACACGTGAAGTACTTTATCTTGAAGAAGATAAACCCATTCGTGGTCAAAACTATGTATGTATGTCATTCATTAGTCCCGAAGATATTCTTGCAAACAAAGAAGTATATTTTGTTCATAAATTCATTGATAGTCTATCAAAAGACCTTACAATGCTTCTAACAAATCTACAAGCGAAATATCCCGATGATAAACAAATCTTTGAGGCAATTCGTGAAAATCAATCACATTTCTTTGAACACGACCAACTTCAAGAACAATTCCGTTTCTTTAAACAAAACAGCAATTCTGACCTTGAACGTGAGTTCCATGCTCAAAATGAATTCCGTACATCTATTCGCGGATTCAAAGTTAGAGGTACATTTGACACTTATCAAGAAGCAGAACTTCGTGCAAAGGCACTAAAACGTTCTGGTGATAAATTTGATATTTATGTGGCAAACGTTGGTTGCTGGTGTCCTTGGAGTCCTACACCAGGCGACATTCCCAATCAAGAATATGGCAATGCTCAACTAAATGAACTAATGAAGAAATATCAAGATAATATGGAACAACGTGAATCTATTCACGATGAAAGAATTCAAAAGGCAATTGCCTCTTCTAAAAAGAAACCTGATATTGAAGAAGAAGACCCTTGGATTCAACGTAAGCGTGCAGAAATGGAGACTAAAACAGTAATTCAAGATGAAGTAATGAAGCTTGAACTTGAATCCATTCCTGATGCGACTACATCACAAATTACCGAATAAATTTGCCTGTTTTACTGTAAGATGAAGGCAATAGCTGTTTTTTTATTATTTGCAGGTTCAATTTTAATCCTTCAAGGCTATTACTCGCAGACATCCAAATGTCCTATTCCTCAAGTTCAAGTCAAGTTTGTCCCTCGTTCTGTATACGAAGAACAACTATCTGGAGACCAAAAGTTAGACGTCCAATTCAAAAGTCTTTTTGAAGATATTGACCCATTGAGTAAACAAACAAATGCTGCATATAATCCATCGGCGACAACTATCGTAAAAACAATCTCTTAAATGAACTATAGGGAATATGGAAGACAACTATTATGATTGGAAATTAGCCGATGCTAAAAATAAAGAAATGCTCACATTGCGCACATTTGTTAAAGTATTAAATGACCATCTCATCTCATCTTCAACATTAAGCATACGTGCAATTCAACGGACGGTTGATGACTATATTACCGCTAAGCAAACTCGTGGTGATATAGAACAAGAAATGCAACACGTTTATATAGAACAAGACGAAGGTCCACGTTCAAAACAACTTGAAAAAACAAATTTACATACCGCCGATAACTTAATCCTTTATGAAAGTTATAAAGAATCACCCTCCGAAGCTACTCTACACGAATGGCTAAACCATTCACTCCAACCCTATTTAGAAGAACAACAAGATGAAATAAGTTCTATTTATACTATTTATGATAATTCAAAAATAATATCACCCAGTGAATAATATGAACGATTAGTGAATAATAATAAATTATGAACGATTAGTAAGTATGTTGCAAACAGTAAAAACTTTTAGAATACATTGGCTTTACTTCTGGGTTGCATTATTAATTGGTCTTATTTATATTTATCTAACTGTACCATTACCAAAAATTATTTATAAATTTCCCACACCTACAAATGCTGGAAAAATTACTTATACAGATAATGTTACTGGTAAATGTTATAAAGTTGATGCATCTCGCGTTGAATGTAAAGGAGACCATATACTTCCTCAACCTAAATTTTTCGGTTAAATCATTAGGATATGACTAATATATTTTATACATTGGAAGGTCAACGAGCCATTTCTATCTTATTAGGAATTATATTTGCACTAATACTAAGAAAAATATTCAAAGACCGTAAATGTATCATTTGTCGCTCTCCTCTCTCTGAAATTGACGACCACATCTATAAATTAGAAGATGGATGTTATAAATATACACCTCATGTCGTTCCCTGCGATAATTAATTTTTACGTTCATTTATCAAAAATGTTAATGTCCGATTATGATATACAATGGCATCAATGCCATCTCAAATGACCACTTCTATACAAAGCTTACCCCCTCCCACTGGACAAGTATCTAACGACGATATCGCTATGCTTAAAGATGTTTTAAAAGAAGTAGAACAAGAAATTTCTGCACCCCAAGCACCTAAAGTCCCAGTAAACGCACAACTAAACCCTAATGCAAATAACGCACCCATCATCTATGCAATGCCAACTGCACCCTCTTGTCCTATGCCAAATAAATTAGCACAAATCAAACTTGGTCCTCTCGCCTTGGATAAAAAATTACTTCAATATGCTATCGTCGCATCTGTACTCGCATTCATACTATATAATCCAAATGCATTCACAAATATCTATAAACTTGTTCCTATATTATCTAAGTTTGTCACATACGAATGGATTCTACGTATCGTTCTAATGATTGTTATACTTTATATTGTTTATATCTATTTACCTTATTAGAAAGATGGATAATCCTGTAAAAGTATTAGTTGTATGCGGTACTGGAGTAATTAGTTCAATTGATACTAAAAAATGTATTCCTTTGGAAAAAACAGAGAATACTATAAAATATATTAAAACAGATAATACAATTGAATATACATTTATAGATATTAAACCTAAACCATTAGTTCAATGTAATAATTATTTGGAAGCTGATTTTTTAAAAAAATTAATCACATATAATTTACCAAAATTTGATATTATTGTATTAGAGTATTGTCCGATTGCTTCAAATATATTTGAAGGTAGGTTTTATAATATACAAATTCTCTTTGAAAATATTAATAAATTATTACAAGAAGGTGGTTTTTTAATAATTCCCAAAAGAACTTATGAGAATAATAATAAATTAAAAAATGAACTAAATAAATTTAGTGAATATACTTCTTTTACATATCTTGAGAATATAATGCAAATTTTAAAAAAAGACTCTGATATAACCGGAGGTAAAAGAAGACTACATTAAGGTGGAATATAACGAGGTGTATTCTTGGGATATAATGTTACTGTAAATTGTTTTCCTTGATATGTAGGTACTGTTACAGTATCACGGTCATAAATTTCATTGCATCCAAGCTGTAATGAACAATCTCTGTTTTCTGAAAAAATAGGAATACGCCATAAATGAAATTTATCACTGGCTGCATAATATTCCCATTTTTGTGAACCATAATATACCGGACGACCATATAACGGCAATATAAAAGGGTCTTCTGTTCCACTATTACCCGCCGTTAATATACCAATCTGTTGATACTCCGGAGGATTACCACGAGTTGGTGTATTTATAGGAAGTGCAAGTCTTGAAGGCTGTTCCGGTAAATCTACTGGAAATACCGCAGGATTCGGAGGACTCGGTGCACTATTTATATTATTTATACGAGGAACACTTTCATCTATATTTTTTATAGAAATAACTTGCTTTGATTGACGACCAAATACCATATAGCCAATGAATAAACCTAACGCTAAAATAATAAAACAAGCCACTATCATCCATAGAAATGTTGGATATGTTGAAGCAACTATAGCATCTGTTTGTATATTGCCTCCTTTCACTTTCCAAGCCTTCTTGGGTGATGTTTTGTTCTTTAACCGTGATACCATTCTACAAAGCGCAAAAGAAATCCTTTTCATCATATAGAATGGACGAGAAGAGAGAATCTTTTGTAACTGGAAATGAAGGAACTATCATTAAAAATGTATTTATTGGAATTGCTATGGCTATATTAGGCACTGTCTTTGCTCTAACATTGTTCTGGTCTTACAATAAAGAAAAAACACTATTTATTGTATTATTATCCGTTATCCTATTCTTCTATGCCCTAATGCAAATGGTCTATGTATTAGTTAAAAAAGATAGTTTAAATGATACCGAATTTAGATGGATTATTGGAGCTGCCGTTTTTATGGAAATCCTTGCATTAATACTAATTATTACTTTCAGTATTATTGCATCCAGTCGTTTAAGACGTTCTGATAGCATTGGTACATTAGGCATGCAACAAGGACTATAAACGTAATTTTATAAAGGTGAACCCTCTTCCATCGTCCAACCTGGTAAAACATCCTTATTATTTTCAATTCCTTGTGCGCTATACACTGGTTCTCCATATACTCCCTTGATGCCCTTTAATCCTACATCTACATTACTCTCGTCAAATACATTGTTTTGAGCATCTTTTAGATTTTCGGCAGTTACATAAGGTATTATCTTTTCAACACTACCTGGACGTAGTCCCACTAAAGGTCCTAATATATCCGCGTGAACACGTGCATATACTATTGCCAATGATATACCTGCCAATAATCCTGTAAAGGGGTCTACCATTACTAAACCAACAACTAATACTGCCATTGCTAATTGAAAGGCTACTTCAGTCATAATGCCAAAGTATTTAACAGGAAGAATACTTACAACAATAATAAGTACAACCATTAATAAACGTACCCATAGCAATTCCATTTCTATTTATTTACACCATAATAAAAATTGACCTCTTTTTATTTCCAATTATTAAATGAAAACTTATTTATCTCAAAGAGGTTATGCTATTGACAAAAATGATACAAATAAAGATATATTAGATACACTTCGTGCAGATTTATTGGTTAAACCATTCGTTAATCCCAATAGTATGGGTGCTGAAAATATACAAGAATTTCCAGTTTATTTTGAAAGCGAAAGTAAATTCTATATGCCAAAATGCTTTGGATTAAAACGATTTGGTATCCCAAAAATCAATAAAATGCATATTGGTGAAAATAGACCTCTACTTAAGTTTAATGGCTCAATGCGTCCAGAACAAGAAGAACCAGTTAAAGCATTTATTGTTGCTTCAGAAGACCCAATTCGTATGGGAGGCATATTATCATTACCTTGTGGTGCAGGCAAATGTCTCGCAAAAGATACACCTATATTAATGTTTAATGGTGGTATTAAAAAAGTACAAGATATCCGTCTCGGGGATTTAATTATGGGCGATGACTCTAATCCACGTACGATTAATACAATTTGTCAAGGAATGGAAGAAATGGTTAAAATATATCCAATGAAAGGTACACCTTATATTGTAAATAAATCACATATTCTATCACTCTTTGATACATATACCAATAAATTTATTGATATGCCAGTATTAGAATATTCCAATCTAATATTAACAGAACAATTGCGATATTTAGGTTATCATATTGCAGTTGAATTTCCCTTTAGAGAAATAACGTGTCCGCCTATTAAATTTGAAAACACTATTCCATTTATTTATAAATTTAGTCATTCATCTATGAGAAACACAGTTTTACATCTTTTTATTAAATCCTCCATTGAAACAAAATATGGTTATGAAATTAAAAATGATTCTATCACATTATTAGAGGATATTATTTTTATTGCTCGTTCTCTCGGATATCATGCTTACACTATTGACAGACACTGTATATTTATTGAAAAAACACCTAAAACTATACAATGTGTTCCTATAAGTATTGAATGGCTTCCAGAAGATAACTATTATGGATTTGAAATAGATGGCAACCGACGTTTCGTATTAGGTGATTGTACTGTTACACATAATACGGTAATTGCATTAAACTTGGCTTCCGTTTTTAAAAAGAAGACTCTTATCATCTGTCATAAAGAATTTCTTATGAACCAATGGCGAGAACGTATTACACAATATCTACCTGAAGCACAAGTTGGACTTATTAAACAAAGTAAAGTACAAGTGGATAATAAAGATATTGTCATTGCCAGTTTACAAAGTTTAGCAATGCGTCATTATGACGAATCCGTATTTAAACCATTTGGATTTGTGGTATTAGATGAATGTCATCATTGTGGTGCAGAAGTATTTAGTCGTGCTTTAGCACGTATTAATTCACCTATTACATTGGGATTATCGGCAACCGTTAAACGAGGCGATGGTTTATCAAAAGTATTTGAATGGCATATTGGTAAACCTGTATTTACAGTTAAAAAGAGAAGTGATGCATCCGTATGTATTATCATAAAACGCTATTATGACCCACATCCAGATTATGGACGTGAAAAAGTAATGTGGAATAAAAAGATAAATACACCTGCAATGATTACTACAATCACTCAATTTGAACCAAGAAATAAAGTCCTATTGGATAATTGGGAAGCTCTATTAAAAGAAGAACCCAATAGAAAGACGCTTGTTCTGAGTGACCGTCGCGAACATCTAACAACATTGGAACAACGTTTTAAAGAAAGGTTTTCTGGTACAGTCGGTTATTATGTAGGTGGTATGTCCGAAAAAGAACTTAAAAAATCGGAAACGTGTGATGTTATCTTAGCAACATATGCAATGGCATCGGAAGGAATGGATATTCCTATATTAGATACGCTTCTATTGGCATCACCTGTATCTTCCATAGAACAACCCGTTGGCAGAATTCAAAGACAAAAATCAACGGATAGGAAACACGTACCAACCGTTATTGATTTATTAGACGACTTTAGTATATTCAAAGGACAAGGTAATAGACGTATTGCATTTTATAGAAAACAAGGTTATACAATTCAAGATATCTATGAACCAAAAGAAGAAGCACCCAAAGATGATAAAAAAATTAAATTTAGAGACGACGATGCTTAAAGATTAAAGTCGTATATTATTAGGAAAATGATTGCTATTAAGAACTTAGTTCAATATCAAGATATTATTAAAAATACTATAGGACTCGTTATTGTTAAATTTGGTGCAATGTGGTGTGGTCCTTGTAAGATGATGGAGCCAATTCTAAAAAAACTATCGGAAGAACATCCGGATATTACATTTTTGTCAGTTGATGTAGATGATAATACTGAAATTTCAACACACTATAATATTAAATCACTTCCAACAATGCTTTTTATCAGAGAAGGTATTGTAAAATATACACAAGAAGGTGTTACTCAAAAATTAAAAGAGATTATTGATTCTGTATAAAAAACATTTATTATAGGTAAGGAGACTATATGGTTCATTATGCATTTATTGTATTACTAATACTTTTAATAATTTGGGCGATAGTAACCTATATTAATGCAAATGGAATGATATATTATACACAACCAGCACGTGTTCCAATAACTTATAGTAAAGATGAAGAAAAAGAAGATGCATTAACTCCTTATTTTCCGGAAGTTAAACCCATTGTAGGTGATGTTCCAAGAACAAATGTTGGTGGATGTGTGGAAAGTAAAGCTCCTTCAACGGATCTTCCAATTAAAAATATGCCAATGACTTGTATCCAACGTGCTCCAACAATGTATTTGAGACCATCTATGTAAAAAATGACATAAAGATATTTCAAGTTTATTATATACGATTATGCATACTGGAATTATTTCTTTCTGTGACCGTGTGGTTTATAATATTAAAAGCACGGATACAAAACAACAATTACTAACTGAATTAGAATGTAAATACAATGTTCGTATTCTTCAAAAACAATGGGTTCGTTTAGAAAAAGAAAACTTGGACTTAATTACAAAAACAACTCACTTTATGACACTCCGTTCTAATGGTAATCCTTATTATATGTACTTTGGAAAATATCAAGATGTAAATACATTATTTTACATTGATAAAAAAGTTCAACCAGGTTATCAACTTCCTCGTATTATCTTAGGAAGAGGTCAATTTGATAATGATTTATTTAAAGATACGCTCATTGATTGTGAAATGGTAAAAGATGTAAATGCGGGTTGGGTTTGTTTAATTCACGATTTAATCGTTTATCGTGGAACTGCAATGCGTCATACTCCTTTTCCTCAAAGAATTCAACTATTAATCAATATGTTTCATAATATGTATATTCCAGATGATACAATGGATGTATGTTTATTTCACATTAAACAATATAAAACGTGTTCTCTCAATGGAATGAATGAACTCATTGAACTTTCAAAAGAACTACCATATACAAGTCGTGGTTTATACTTTGTTCCAAATATGATGAATCAAAGACAAAAACTATTTAACTTTGACGAAAGTCTTATTAAGAAAGTATTTAGAAAAGTAAAAGATAATCCTGAATTCCAAAAGACCACTGTTACATCTACCTCCTCAAGTGATATTGAAGAAGTACATCATCGTCCAATTGTTGTTGAAACAGAGGGTGAACGTATGTTTTACCTAAAGAAAACAGAGAATCCAGATATCTTTGATATTTATTCATCCGACCAATCCACTCAATCTATTGGTTATGCGTGTGTATCTACGATGCAAACAAGTCGTATTTTACGAACTGCCTTTAGAGATGCAACAGTTGCAATGTATATTAAATTTATTTGCACTTGGAATAAACAATTTGAGAGATGGATGCCTATTAGAACATGCTAATGGTTGATTTAATTTTCTGAAATGCGGTTTGATAATCGCGTTCCATCTTATCTGTATCCACTTGTGCCGAATGATTGTAATTGATATAAATATAATTATTTGTTTTTGTTTTATCTACATTAAAGTACATTCTATTGTTAATACGATATTGATATCTCTCTGTTGTTTCTACAGATGAAATATTATTGGTACAAGGAAACTTATGTGGAGGCAGATTTTCTTCATCAAATGCAATAACATACATATTCGGTTTAATCATATCATTCTTCCAAATGCGACGTGTTACTTTTTGAGCGTCCGTGTTTAAATCATATGTATAGACAATATCATCTGCAATATATTCTTTAAACGTTGAAATAAATGGATTACCAAATAGTTTACTATATTTATTCATTGCAACATTCATATGGTCTAAATGAATGTGAGTGTACCTATTATTCTTCTCAATCGGCTTGGAAATGAAATACCATTCAATCTTATTTACGGATTCACTAATTAGATTCATTGTTATATAAAGTAGTTTAATCTTTAATCATTTTTTATAGTTCAATAAAAATTGAAAGATATTAAACGTATTATTCATATATCCTTATAATGTCAGAGATTCGTACAAAAGTCATCGCTCTATTTGAAGAACTTGAACTATCTTCGTTGGAATGTAAAGATTTAGAGATTGGTATTTACAATGCAACATTGGACGATTGTCAACGAATCAAAGTTCCTCTTAGTTGGAGTTGTACTCTATTCGTTAAAGCCTATTTAGCAAAAGCTCGTTCTATTTATGCCAATATTAAAAAGGATAGTTATATTGATAATAAATTACTCTACGAACGTCTAAAAGAAGGTGAATTCTCACCTCACGAAATTGCTTATATGAAACCTGAAAATTTACACCCAAATGCATGGAGAGAAATCGTTGATTTAGAACTACTACGCCAAAAGGCTGCATACGAACCAACTCACGTTGCAAAAACCAATCGTTTCTGGTGCGGAAAATGTAAGAAAAATGAATGTTCTTATTATGAAATGCAAACACGTTCTGCGGATGAACCTGCTACAATCTTTATCGCCTGTCTGCAATGCGGACATCGCTGGAAGATTTAATAACGGAATATATTATGAACTGCTGTTAAATCCATATCTTTTACTCTCCAATATTCAGTTTTTCCATTGGGAAGTGTACGTCTTACAATGTAAGGTAGTTTGCCTTCAAGTAATTCTTTTTGAGCTATAGAACGTAAATCCATATTTGATTCAATCTTTAAATCTTTATCCATTGGAACAAATATAGGTGACCCTCTTGAAATATGAGTTGTACGAAGACCAACAATTTGATTGAATTCATATTTTGTCATTAAAGGTGATGATATTTTAGGTGCATTTAGTCCTGCCTTTACTTTTTGTACCTCATCGCTTAAAGTAGATGAAGATGATAGCATTCTTGATTGTATTTATCCTATTCAAATACTATCAATTTTTATTTTAAATCCTTTATTCTCCCGTTTTCCAAGTTTTTCCACAATGGTCACACATATAGAAATATTTCATATCAACTGGATGATACTTAATATATAATACACTTGGATTTTGTTTGCTTCCAGTACACTCTTTATTTGGACAAGGTATATCATTTACACGAGGTAATGTAGGGTCATATCTTAGATAGTTATTTTGATGTTGTTTATAAAGTAAATCATCCTCACTATACATTGTCCGTGTAACACGTACCGCCTTACCTGTAGTCGCTGCTTCAATGGATTCAAATCCACATTGTTTGCAATACCGAATTAAATCTCCAGTCTCATTCGTTCGCATATACAGCATATTTTCACAATCACAGAACTCCATTGTTATATTCTATTATAAAAGTATTCTATAAATAAAGCTTCAATTTTTATCGTGCTCCGAATTTAAAGGATAATACTTATTTATTAATATATGCCGAATCTTTATATCTATAGTATCCATACCGTACTTTTCAATGAACGTCAACGTATGGTTCATAGTGCTTTACAAACAATCCGCGAATTAGCCATTGCAGAAGGTTATCACGTTAATATGATATTTATTACTAAACCGGATTCCGATTCTATTGATGTTAAATCTCTTGAAACTCGTGTAAATTATAATCCTACAAATGATGCCTTTTTTGATAAACATATTTCAACATTATCAATGCCTCAGATTTCTCAAACAATGAAGCATGAAGCAGTATGGGATAAAATAGTTATTGCTCCAAAAGAAGATGATGCTCTCCATCTTGTCATTGAAGATGATTCTCTCATCGCAGAAGATAGTAAATGCTTTCTTACTGAATTATTCAAAAATAAAGCCAAATTCTCTCAACCGTGGGATATCCTATTCTTAGGACTTATGTCAGGTATTGTACCGACAGAATCTCTGGATATTCGTCCAACATCTGTTACATATAAATTATTACCTTGTAAAGAAGCATACTTTATTAATACTAAAACTGCATTCCGTCTAAAAGGTGGTCTATCCACAATTCGTTTTACATTATCCCTTTATTTATCTCATTCTATCGCAACACTAAATTTAGAATCGTATTATCTAAATAAACGTATCACAATTGATGGTAGTAAATTAGGAATTGTTCCAAGTACCGTTCGTAATAATAATATGTTGATATTAAACGCTGAAGCTATGCACCTTACAGAATTATCTAAACAAACACCGATTGATATTGAAAAATATATGAAAGATGTAAATGATATTAATACACGGCTTCAACAATTTCAATCACCAAATGTAATGCATTTATATGCCAAATGTCATTTGCAAGCGAAGAAATATAAAGAAGCATTACCTCTTATGGAACAATCTATTTCAATGATGCAATCTCGTAAAGGTTGTCTCGGTAATACATCTGAAATAGTGCAAGACCTAATAAAGATTTATGGATATATGCAACAAGATTTACCGGAGTTGCTTTCAAAAAAATCAAAATGGATTAATACAGAACCCGTTCAACTCTAAAGTGACTGTAATTTTGCAATAGATGATTCTAAACACATCTTGAATTCAGCTTTTAATGAATTATGTAATGCTTCAAGTGCTACTTCAAATTCCCTTTTTGTAATTTTATTACATTCTTCAATTAATGTATTATACAAGTCATCATATTTTTGTTGTATGTTAATGGATAATTCATCTAATGTATTTTTTAATTCAGTTTTATAAAAAACTGTACTTTTTAAAGTTGTTAACTCATTATTAATATTAGAAACAGCTTCTATTAATCTGTATAAATCAGACATTCTAAAAATAAGATAGTTATTTTATTAAGCGGGTTCGCAAGTGCATTGTTTAACGGAAGCTAATACTTCAGCTTTGATGGCTTCAACATCAATGGCAGGTACTGCAGCTAATACTTCAGCTTTGATGGCTTCAACATCAATGGCAGGTACTGCAGCTAATACTTCAGCCTTGATGGCTTCAACATCAACGGCAGGTACTGCAGCTAATACTTCAGCCTTGATGGCTTCAACATCAATGGCAGGTACGGAAGCAAGTACACTTGCCTTGATGGCAGGTACAATCTCTAATACTTTTACCTTGATGGCTTCAACGTCAGCTGAACCAGCGGATTCTAAACGAGCTAAACGAACGGAAATATCATCTAATGTGCGGAAAATGTGATGGAGTTCAGCCATTTAATGAAAGCATATAAAAAAATTGATTATATATAACCGTATAGATTAAATAGAATGATTATCCCAATTCGTTGCTTTACGTGCGGCGCGGTTATTGCCGATAAGATTGATTGGTATATGGAAGAAGTTGAAAAAATGGAAAAACTACAAAAGACCGAGGAGAAGAAGAAACCAGAACAAGATGGTCTAAAACATTTCGAAGCAATCAAAACAGAACAACTACTAAACAAATTAGGTCTGGAACGCTATTGTTGCCGTCGTCATCTTGTATCAGATGTAGATTTAATGAAGGAGATTTAATTATGCCTTGTAAATAGAGTATGGACTATAGAGATTATAAACAATTATATAAAAATCTTTTGTCAGCATATGGTCGCAATGAAATTGGTAGCGACCCATCTCAACAAGATTTAGTTGTTGAAAAAATCAATGAATTTCTTAAAAAGTATCCAAAGGTAATTCCTGTTGATAAAAATCCAGACGCTAATATTATTCAATTATCTCTAAAGGAAATACTAAGAAGAACCATTGATGTTTCAATACAATTATTAAATGATATAAGCGCAGCTTTCTCCGATAAAGATTATATTAGTTCCGCTCAATTCCGTCAACGTATATTCAAAGCATTTACAATGAAAGAAAGACGTATGTATGTTGGAATTATTTTAGTATTTCTATCATTTATTCTTTACTTCATTGATTCGGTCGCTTAAATAAACTTCTTTTTGTGGTAGAAGATATGGATGTCTCCTTTATTCGCACGGAGCTCTTTTATATAATTTTAATAGGAGCTATCGTTTTTTCACAATTAATTGGGAAGGAAATCGGTTCATTGGTTGCAATTGTTATAATTACCTTATGGGGAGCGATTACCGCATATTTCTTATATCAGCGGTCTGATAAATTAAAGAAAACCGCGGATACACCAAATCTATATCTTAAAAAACAAATTGACGAAAGGATTAAAACGAATCCACAAGTATCTGGTACAGTGTCTTATTATGTTGGCAAATTAAAAAGTTCAGGTCTAAAGTATATTACCAATAAACCTGAATTAGTACAGATTGCATTTGACCTTCGTTGGATTAAAATGTTTGATAAAGGTCGCTATGAAGAATTCATTATATTATTAGATAAGATGCAAAAAGTGTATATGTATATACTTGCCGGTCGTTATTATATATCAAGTTATTTATCAACATTTAATGATATACGTAGGGAAGCAACTGAGAACTTATATAGTTTTTATGTTATTACACCAAAAGCATTAAGACACGTATATGGTCTTGACCCTTTGAAAAATTTAGAAAAGAATATAGATGAATTTAATACAATAAGTGAACAAATGGCAATTGTATTGGAATCTTATGCAAAACACGAAGTAAAAGAGGCTTATATACCAGATAGAAATCCATATCCATCAAATACTTATTTATCAAATCATATTGCCCCATAAAATTCCATTGTATAATTAGATATGCCCCCTAAGAAAACAACAAAGAAAGGTGGTAGTGCAAATTTACAAGTAAGTTCTATTACAAATGCAAGTGGATTAACAAATTCGGCACATAATCCATATAATATAGCAAATGACCCTATATTTACAATCGGCAAATATATTCCTGCACCATTCGGCTCTGGAAATGTAGCAGATGCAAATAATATTATGAGTACAAATTCTATGAACTCTATGTTGCCAAATATAGTTGGTGGTGGAAAGAAAAAAACGCTTAAGAAGAAAACGACTAAGAAACCTAAGAAAAAATGAAATATACAAACCAAGATACTCCTTGGACGAATGATGATTTAACTATATTGTACTTTCTTACAACAAAAGGTGAATCTATTAAAAATTTATCTGTTAAATTTCAACGTAGCCCTCATGCAATTCAAACCGCGCTAAGAAAAATTATTACAAAGCAATTAATACATCATTCAATTGAAAATGTAGCACATTCATTTAATATGACTATACCCGAACTAAATAAATTTATGGGAAATTCCAATTATGATGTCCCACTATCTTCATCATCCATTGATGCACCTATCTCAACATATGCACTTATGTTTTATGCATTTTTTACTTCAAGTATTTTTACACTTGCGATTACAAGTTCGCGTTACATCATTTGTAATAAATTAGCTTTCTGTTACTAATTCCTTTTTATACGTCCTATGTAGAATAAAATATAGACTGGTTGAATGTCAGGGCGTCAAAATATTAAATCAAGTGCCTATATATTTTCCAGTAATCAAGACGCCCTTATTATTGAAAGTGTAACACCTACTACGAATATTAAATTCATTGCACAAGCACCAGATGGTATTACCGCATATACACCCAAGTATATTGCATCATATAGCAATAGTATAGCAATATTTGATACAAGTAATATACTTGCGGACTTTTCATTTGACTCTGTAAATAATATTCCTATATCGCGAATAAATGGAATTCTATCTACCGATTTATTGATTACAAGTAATCTTCAACTTGTCAATACTGTTATAAGTCAAGTACCTATTCAAATTATTAATTCTAATCAAATAGATGCTAACTTTTTAAAATTTACAGACCCGTTTCAATCTTGGCAATTAAATGGAGGTAAAGGTATTTATAATGATGTCCAATTCGCATTTATTCCATCAAATGAAAATTACTCTACATTATCACTTAAATCACCACAAGGTTCAAATATAGTTACTATTAACCAAGGTACATTAACATCAAATATACAAAGTTATACACCCATTGGTTTATATAAAACTCCAAACTCAAATTATGCTTTAGATACGGATGCAACTGTGAATTTTGGTGGTACAATCTATGTAAATGGTCGTAATTCAATTATCTCAAAAGTTCCTGCACCAAGAACTATTGTATTACAAGACTATAATATATTAAGTGACCATCAATATGTTGGTTTCGGTGTAACTAATTCTACATTTGTTTATCAAATACCATCCTCTTTTGGTTGGAGTCATTCATTCCGTACTGCAACATCCGGTAACACTTCTTCTGAATTACTCCGTATTCTTGCTGATAATACAGATGATATCATTCAAGATGGAACACCTACTGTATTAATCGGTACACCGACTTCATTAAATTCAACAAAAAATACATTATTACATCTACAAACTCCTGCTAACCATAACTATACACCTTTGATTATTAGACAATTATCCAGTAATGCCGATAATCTACAAATATTTGGCTCAACCGGTAGTAATTTTGTTATTACAAATGATAGTCATATCTCTATAAATAATACGATTGGTTTACCTGTTCCATCCTATATAAATATTAAAAATACAACAAACTCTGATTTCGTGCAATTAATTAACTCAAACTCTATTGTATTCTCAATTGGTCCTAATGGTAACGTTGGTATTGGTACAAATTATTCAGGGAATACATTAATTGTTAAAGGAATTATTCAAGCAGACGGATTTACAAGTACAACTTCAAATACTGACTCAAGTTTTGGCTCAATCAGCGTTGACACAATCACCACTCGCAATAGTACATCCAATATTAATTTTGATAATAAAAATATTACAAATGTCAATGATTTACGCTTTTATGGAAAACTATATAATTCAAATATACTCCTTGTTGATAATTATGGGATTAATCCAAATGCAATTCACTATTTTACAGACCCCATCATTTATGTTGACCCATATTCTTGCAATATAGGTATTGGTACACTTGCAACATTAGATAAACTAACAGTACACGGTGATACTACATTTACTCGTTCTATTAAAGTATCAACTATAACTCCTTCTAATTTGAATACCATTGATTTTAGTTTTGCAAAAATACTCAATGTTGACCAACTTATCGTAAGAAGCAATATTCAAGTATTAATGACAAATTATTTCAATTATTCCAATTTACCCGCAGATATTATAAGATTAGACCCTGCAACTGGCAAAGTACCATTGAATTTGTTAAATAACATTTATCCGATTTTAGATGAAACTGGAAAAATACCAATTACCTATATTCCCAATTTGTCTGGTACTGCAGGTGGAACAATATTCAGTACAGACCGCATTGGTGTTGGAACACGTTCACCATTGACCCCATTTAATATGGTTGGAGGTCCATTTGCACTCCAATATGGTACAATGGGTATTGGTACAACTGTACCATTAGGTGCATTACATATATATGATACAAATTTGAGTCCATATGTATCCCTAAGAATAGACCAAGTTGGTTCTACCAATCATGATATGATGTATATTAATGGAAATGGAGGCAATCCTGTATTATATGTCGTTGCAAATAATCGTGTTGGTATATGTACCGCACTTCCTCAATCAACACTTGATGTGAATGGTTCAATACAAGCAACTACTGTTTCAACACCTATATTAAGGTCATCCACTGGTTCTATTGATTTGGGTGGATTCATTGATATTGCAAATGTTCGTAACTTGAGTACGTACTACTTAGATGCTAAAAATGTCAGTACCGCATCACGAATCGTTCAATTAGACTCAACCACAAATATGATTCCATATCAATATATCCCAGTCGGACAAATTATTGCATCTGCAGGTGGATTCCAATATATAGGTCCAAATGCAGGTGTTGGTACAACCCAACCTCAACAACCACTTCACGTAGAAGGTAATACATTTATAAATGGTAGATTAGGTATTCGGGTTCAAAATCCAGCCTATGATTTACACGTAGATGGTAATACATATATTACTTCCAATGTATCTATTGGGAAATCATTATTAGTTGATACCATTGTAAATTATACAGGTTCAAGTAATCAAATTACTATGAATTCACCTCTATGGGTACATAACTATAATCCAGACCTATACACTATTCCTGCAGCAGTTATGGGTAATTATATGACAAGTGCATCCAGTAATTATGTATCCATTCGGGCAGATTATAATATTCAATGTCAATCCTTTTTAGCGGTTTCAGATAAACGTATCAAAAAGGAAATACTACCATTAGATAGTACGAAAAATCAAAGTATTCTTGATTCAATCCAAGTATGTGAATACACTATGAGAGAAAGTGGTGAACGTACGGTTGGATTTATCGCACAAGAAGTTGTTAAACACGCACCTTATGCAGTAAATCTGACTGAAGGATTCCTTCCAAGTATTATGAAAACTGCTATATTTATTAAAAATAATACTTATAAAATACAAGAACATTCTTTGTCAATTAATGACCTCGTTAAAGTTATATTAGCCACTGGAGAAGTTAATGTACGAATTATAGATGTCATAGATGAAGATACAATAACTATAGATATAGAACTCCTTGGAACTGCATTCTTCTATGGAAAGTTTGTCAATGATTTCCATATTCTCAATCACGACCGACTTATGGCACATGTCTTTAAAGGAGTTCAAGATATGTATAAAACACAATGTACGATGGAAGATACTCTTCAAAATTTAATAGAACGACTTTCTAAATTAGAACAACGGGTCGGTTAATTACAATCTCATTTTTCTTACGAATGTATAGTAGGGTTTTAACATTATGTCCATACAAATTGGTAATACGACATTGGCTACATTTAACCAATCCTCTAAAGAACGTATTATTCTACAATCCGCAGTTCAATCTAACTTGTTACATTTAATGACTACAAATAGTAGTTACGAGAGTTATATTTTATACGAAAATACATATAATTCTAATAATTTCTTTACAGGTAAAAAACAAGATATATATGTCATTGGTAACCAAACATCAAATATATTATTACAAGCAAGTTCCTCTAATATATTTATTCAAGAATTAGATGTTGCTCGTCAAATAACATCCACTATAACAATAACAAGTAATCTAACTATCTCTAACTCTAAAACAAATGATTTAGTATTGAATATATCCAGTAATAATATTCCAATTATTACAACATATACTTCAGGTAATACAGGTATTGGAGTATTTAATCCACAAACTGCATTACACGTAAATAAAACAATTCGGTCAGATACTTCAATTCAAAGTCCACTCATTGAAAATGTGAACGAAATTACTCTTGCAAATGGAGCTTATATTAGAGTACGTGATACAAATAATTTAAGTATAAATACACCAGCTGGTGCTATTTATATAGATTCACCATTGTATGCTAATATTTATTATACAAGTAATCTTGGTTTTAGTAATTTAATATTAGATAATGCTAATTTATTTACAACATTTGTTAATATTGTAAATGATGGCACGGGGGGCAATGGCTCATTTCCATTAAAAACAAGTTTATTAAACGTTCAACATCTATCATCCTCAAATTCATTTGGTGTAAGTGAAAATAATATGGTTAAATTTAAAATCATATATCCTTCAAGTAATATACTTCGTTCATATAATCCATTCCAAATTGATTCCACTGGAAAACTCGGTATTGGTACGGTGTTACCTCAAACATCCGTTCATATTTGTTACGATAGTAATATAGATTTAAATAGTAATGGTATTTTGAAAATTCAAGGAACTGGTATTCAAGACCAATTCCAAATTAATTCTTCCTTTAAAATTGGTATTGGTTCAACAAATTTCCAACATAATTTAGGTCTATATATATCACCATCTCCCTATTATATAGGTGATCTCAGTAATGTATCCGTTCAATATAATTCAAATGTATTGAATTCCAATATTGCTTCAATCGGTACTAATAGTATTGCTACTTACGCTCCAAATGGAAATTCATTATATTCATATAACATATCATCCAATGCATCAAATATATTTATAGGTTCATATACAAGTAATGCAGTTTATGTATATCAAGGAACTACATTATTGAGTACATTAGTGCCATCGGACGTTCAAGTTGGTGACTTATTTGGAAAAAGTATTGCTTTATCATCTAATGCATATAATATTGTAGTAGGAGCACCAGGTAGTAATCAAAATAGAGGTGCATCTTATGTATATCAATGGAATGGTATCACTTGGGCTCAACAAACAAAATTAGTTCCAACGGATTTAATTGCCAATTCCTATTTTGGTTCAAATGTATTTATATCACAAGATGGAAATACAATCGCTGCAAGCGCACACGGTAGTAATCAAGGTGCTGCTTATGTATATCGTTGGACGAATAATTGGCAACAACAAGCCAAATTAACATCCAATGATGGAGTGTTCAATTTAGGATTAACTATGCAAATGGCTACAGATGGTAATACAATTATATTGCCTTGTCCATCAAGTAATCAAAATCAAGGTGCTGTTTATGCTTTCAAATATTCAACATTTTGGTCTTCCAACAAATTTGTAGAACCCAATTTCGTTCAAGGTAATGCATTTGGTAAATCAGTGAGTCTTTCATCCAATGGTAATACATTCGCTGTTACATCCTCTTATTCAACTACCGGTGCTATTTACCTATATCAATATACAAATAATAATTGGGTATTCTCTTCACCAATATCAGGTATAGGTTCTATAAAATATGAATCAATCGTTTTAGCTCATGATGCATCCTCTTTAGTCGTGGGTTCTCCATCAACGAATAATAATCAAGGTTCGGCTATTTATTGGTTTCAATCAACACCAAATATTTGGGTATTCTCACAACTTAATGCAAGTGATGCTTCAATCAATGACCGTTTTGGTACAACTTTATCTATGTCACCGGATGCATCTACAATTGTCATTGGTGCTCCCTTTAAATATTCTTCTGAAAACTCAAATCAAGGTGCTTCTTATATATATAAAGTAAGTGGTTTAACTAAAACAGAAAATAAACTATTAATTACAGGTACATCCAATCTATACTTTGGTAATAATACACCTATCATATCTGGTAATAATAATGCTATTTTAATGGGTAGTTTATCAAATGTATCATTATTTAATAATACGTTGACACAAACAACAAATTATAACTATTATCTTGCACCCACAATATTAACATCTAATATTCAAGTTCCAATTAGTGTTCAAACTTTTTTACCAAGCTCAAATGCTATATTAGGTGTAAGACAATATGGACCTTCTAACAATATTGCACCCTATATTTATGCCAGTAGTAATGACGTTCAAATATTAAACTTAGATTCTCTTGGAAGACTAACCATTGGTTCAAGTGCACCTTATTCTTCTTTATATAGTCCATCATACTCTTTACAAACAATTGACCCAATTATCACACCAACTGTTTATACCAGACAATTATTAGGATTGCCTGGAAACAATACCATTGATTTAGGTAATACAAGTCTAAGTAACGTCCAACAATTAAATATACAAAATACAATAACGTCTAATATTACAACTACAAACATTATTGCAAACTATGCATCTATTAATACAATTTCATTAACCAACTTGATTATATCTTCTATAAATCTACAAAATCTAACATTTCAACAATCATTATCATCTGGTAACTTCTTAGTGAAACCAAATTATGTATCAATGAATTCATCAAATACTATTATGAACTTTACAAATCCATCATTATTGACAACTTATGGTGTAAATGGATTATTACAACTCAATAATTTATATAGTACATCCACTCCAACATTAATAAGTGGTAATAGTGTGCGTATATTATCTGCTTATGGACTTGGTGATACAAGTATTCGTGTAAGTACATCTACTGGAAGTTATGCATTAACAGAATATTCCGCTATTACCAGTGGTGTCATTGATACAGGATTTATTGGTTATATGGGTTTATGTAGAGATGGAGGACCAGTTGGACAACCAAAATCAATGCAATTTGGAGCAATTGCTTCATCTACACTTTATACACTAATGGCTTATGATACAAGTATTATATATTTATCCCTTCAATCTAAATTATTAACATCTGCAAGTAGTATTATTCAAAATGGTAATTTATTTATTGGAAGAAATACAGCTTTAACAAATATTGGCATTGGTACTCAAACCATTAATCCTAAATTAGTATGTAATGGTGCATTCTATGTAGGTAATTTAGGTACATCTGCACCTACAACAGCTCATGCTATATTCGCAACTGTTTCAGATTATAATCCATCTATTCCAAAAGCACAAGTTGGAATTAACTATTTACCTCTCTCAAGTGATGGTAATTTTACTGTAAATGGTGATAGTAAATTCATTGGAGGTCAAATTACGATTGATAGTACAGCTCAACTTGTATCTTATGGTTCAAACTATTTTGTTGGTAATACATTCTCAACACGTAATATATTTACATTATCTGATAGTAACTTAAAAACTGATATTCAACCAATCACAAATGCTCTCTTTAAAGTAGACCAATTAACAGGATGCACTTATTTACGCACAGATACATTATCTCGTGAAACGGGTTTAATCGCTCAAGATGTATTATCTATACTTCCAGAAGCTGTCACTCTAAATCCAGAATCTAATCATCTATCCGTTGCTTATGGCAATATGATGGGTCTTATGGTTCAATCCATTAAAGAACTTACACAAAAAGTAAATAATCTTGAAACAGAAGTTATTCAACTTCGTAAAATAGTAAATATGCATTCCTCCTAATTATTGGATTATCCATCTTTATACAAGAATCATCGTCACATAATACCCAATCATTTTCATTTTTAACAAGTGCATTGTAATGTCCACCGTGAATATTTCCGTGATGAAGACAGATTCCCTTTAAATGATATATTGGTTTTTTCTGAATACAATAAGGACTCATATCAAGTGTATCTGGAATATCTACATTTGTTAAAATTTTCTGTCTTCCATCAAATCGTTTAAGCGATATTACAAGAACCCGTGGAATACGCCATAATCGTGTTATTTTTATACCAGTCCTTTTATCATTACATTTCTCACAATGCCAATCATCTATGGTCTCTAATGAAAAATATTTATTTATACATTCTACTAAATTATCATTTGGTATATCAATGGATAAGTTTATATAATGTTCAAAGTTATGGTAAAATGTATTGCAGGTGGGACATTGAACTTGTGAAATAGTTAATCCTTGTAAATGAATAGACCATAGAGATGCATTCTTCCATATTCCTTTAAAAAATTCATTCTCACTTCGCATTCCAATATCCGTATTGGTATTCACAATATTTAATGATTCATCCTTTTGACCCATTTCATCTGCAATGATATTCCAAAGAAACATCCATATTTCTCCTACATCAACGGGTTCTCCTGCTTTGAATATATTACCCATATGTTTCGTTAATGCATTAATAATACCACGTGGAATTAATACACCTTCCTCTTTACTATAATACATTAACATCAATTGTTTCATTTCATCTGTAAATGCTTTTCCATTTATTGTATTTAAGAATTGTTTTATTATATCGCACGAATACATACATTGTAATAAAGTATTGATTCCACACGTATTACCAACATTTGCAAAACCACGCATTATAATTCTTAATACGATTGAAACTTTAAGTCAATAAATACTCCAAGAGTACTTTTGATTTTTTAGGTCCAAGTAGTGGTATTGTTTGCAGTAATCCATAACGGTCTTTCTCATCCAATACGGATAATTCTTTAATCATCCCATTTACTGTACCAAATTTTTCTATTAATAATTTACCCAATTTGGATGAAATACCCGGAATCTGCATTAACATCATTGTTTGACACAATGGTATATCAATTTGATGGGATTTCTTCGTCTTTCCCTTGATATGATTGATATATTCTTCGTTTGCTATGAATTTCTCAGGACAACTGTTTAATCTTTTTGCTATCTCTATAATCCATTGAGCTGTTTCATTTAAAGAAGATGAGAAAAATACGTGGAAGCCATCTCTAAAACACGTATGTAATATAGCACTGATAATACCCGATGATGGTAATCCACCACCAACGTGTGTATTAATTAATTGTGGTACATTTGGCACATCTTCTAAAATATAAGCCACATATTGAGGTTGACTCGCACTTTTTAAACGAAACTTTTGTTCTTTATAACGACCATCTTTGATGGATGCAATGAAATCAGATAGGGTTTTACGTTCCAGATAAATACGAATTTCTTTATCATTACATATCGTATGAATTTGAATATCCGCAACATCAAGTGCTTGAGTAGTAATAGGAATATCCGTGAGTGGTTTTAGTATAGTATGTAGTTTGGGTTCACGAATATCTAATATAATTGATGCCATTAACTTATTATTGTAAAATATGCTTAATATCATTTTACATTTGTTATTATAGATGGAAGAGGTAGAAATTGAACCAAAGGCGTGGATTCTGCCAAATAGAACAGGATTTCAACCTTTTATTTCCAAGAATTTTAAAATTGCCAAATATCACGCCAAATCAAAGGCATTAGCGTGCGAACGTGAAATGCGTCCAGATGAAATACCTCAACCCAAAAAGGTCAATTTATTCGCCCATCAAAAGTTTATTAGAGATTATATGCAATCAAATACTCCTTATAGAGGAACTCTTTTATATCACGGTCTCGGTACAGGCAAAACTTTAACAGCGATTGCTGCTGCCGAAGTATTTGTATCTCGTCATAAAAAAGTATTTGTTCTATTACCCGCTTCCCTTGAACCTAACTTTAAAAATGAAATTCTTCGTTCTGCAAACGTTGGGCTTCTAAAGAAGAAAACTTGGTCTTGTGTTAGAGTAACTTCATCTACTATTAATATAATTCGCGAACATTTTGAATTAGACCGCACTTGGATTGAAGAACATGATGAAGTTTGGTTACCTACCCCTATTCCTGAAGGATTAACTGTTATTCACGCGGATAAAAAGGTATCCGACTTGACAAATAAACAACAAAAACAAATTCAAGAAACATTAGAACATATACTCGCCCATAAATATATATTTATACGCTACAATGGTCTAACTAAGAAATCATTGGCTGCATTAGGTGACCGTCCATTTGATGATTCATTTATAGTAATGGATGAAGCACATAACTTTATTAGTCGTGTCACAAATGGTGGTACTATTGCTAAAGCACTTTATCATAAATTAATGGATGCCAAATCAATGAAACTAATCCTATTATCCGGAACACCAATGATTAATCATCCATTTGAATTATGCTATATGATTAATTTAATTAGAGGACCTATCTTAACATATAGAGTCAACTTTGCAAAAGGTGCACAAATCCCTAAAATGGAAACTTTATTAAATACATTAACCGATGCAAATTTAATGAATCATTTAGATACGATTCAATTACGTTTAGACAAAGGATGTATTGAATTTACTCTACTCCCAGAATCATTTCAAAGACTTAATAAGAAAAGTGCAACACCTATTGTAATTGAAGCACACGAAAAACACGAAAATATTGTTAAATTAATTACAAGTGTATTAAAGAAAGAAAAAATTACACAAACCGTTCATATTGATACATCTTATGCTCTTCCTATTTCAACAAAAGAATTTGAAGAATATTATTTAGATACAAGTGACCCAGACCATCCTAAAATTAAGAATACTGATTTATTTATGCGTCGTATCCAAGGTACAGTTTCTTATTTCCGTACAGCTGGTGAAGAATTATTCCCAACCGAACATCCTATGATAGAAGAAAAAGTTCCTTTATCCGATATTGCATTTGCTAAATACATTACAGTGAGAGATACGGAACGTAAGATGGAATCAAATCAAAAGAAGAAAGCAGCTATGGGTGTGATGGGTTCTCAAGGTACAGTATATAGAGCCTTTAGTCGTATGTGCTGTAACTTTGTATTTCCAGATAATATCAAACGTCAATATCCTATGGAAATGCGTAAAGCCCTTCAAAAGGAAATATCAACCACTGAAGAAGATAAACGCATAGATGATGAAGAGGAAGAAACAATTAAAGATAAAGAAAGAAAACAAATTCAACTTTATGAAGAAAGCTTAAAACGTGTCTTGAGAGAATTAGAAGATTCCAAAGATATACTTACAATAAATGGATTAAAGAATTATTCACCTAAATATGCTAAAGTATTAGAACGTCTTGAAGAATGCCCTGGCAAAGCTCTCATCTATTCACAATTCCGTACAGTAGAAGGTTTAGGTGTATTTGCTTTAGCATTAAAAGCCAATGGTTATGTCCAAGTTCAACTAGAAAAACACGGTAAAGCTTGGCGGTTGATAGATGAAGATAAGATAATGAATCCCAAATATGATGGAAAACGTTTTATGATATTCCCTGAGAATCGTGACAAAGCATCCGAACTATTAGATATTTATAATGGACGCAGTTCTTTAACCAAAGGTAAAATACAATTACGTGGTGAAGTATGTAAATTACTATTAATTAGTATGAGTGCAGCCGAAGGTATATCTTTAAAGAATGTTCGTCAAACACATATTTTAGAAAGTTTCTGGAATAAAACAAAGATTAATCAAGTCATTGGTCGTGCAGTTCGTACTTGTTCTCATATGGAACTACCACCTGAAGAAAGAGATGTTCGTGTATTTTTATATATGGCTTCTTTTACTCCAGAACAACTCAAAAGTAATTTCACTTTAAGAAGACAGGATGCTTCTATGACAAGTGATGTTCATTTATGGGAATTAGCTCTTCGTAAAGATGCTATTCTTCAAGACTTCTTGACTTTATTAAAGAAAATGTCAATAGATTGTGTATTGTTTGCTAAAAAGAATCGTCCATTAGCAAATAATTATACTTGTTATTCATTCCCATTGCCATCACATCCGAATGAATTGGCATATACTGCGAATGTGTTACAGGATAAAAAGGATGAATCTACTGTAAGAAAAGTACAAGTCAATAAGTGGGCTGGTAAAGTAGTAAAAGTAAATGGATATAAATACATTTATGTAGAAAAACAACGTAAGTTATATGATTACAATGCTTGGACGGAGGCAGGTATAGCCGTTTATGTACCTATTGCCATACCCGAGTAATATGTTTTTTAGCAATACGATGGATACATTTATAAAAATGTTCTACTATATCATTCCATTGATAACCGCTAACAATGTCTTGACGAGCTTGTTTACCATGTTTCTTAACCATCGTAGGATTTGTATAATATTTCCAAATACCTTCTGCAAAATCTTTGGGGTCACATACTTCCGTTTTGCCACCAATGGCATCTCTGGATTGGTCTACATAGAAATGCCATTTGGGTTCAATAAGAAGACTATTCCGCTCATTTAAGAATTCGTAATGACCACCTAATTTTGATGCAACAGATGGAATACCTACACCACCTGCTTCAAATGATGTAAGTCCCCAACCTTCGCCATCACATAGATTTGTACTAATATCTGATGCACTCATTAGTACATTAATATCAAAATCACTGAGTTGTTGAGGATTGGGTACAGTTGTAATATATTCAGACATTATGCTTTCTGCGATTCCCAATTGATTTAATTCATAGGCTAATATTTCATTTAAATCCCAGCAACCATTCATAGCAGTTCCAATGAAGAATTTAATGGGACGAATCTTTTTATCTGAATGAGTTTTCTTCATTTGTTGATGACGCTTAATGACTTGAGCATAACCCATCATAACAACATCCCAACGTTTTCTGGGTTGATTTCTATTCAAGTTTAATATAACAAATGCATCTTCTGGAAGTTGAAAGTAAGCACGTGATATATTTAATGGTACGGGATAGAAACGGTCACTATCAAAACCGTGTGGAAGAATATCAATTCCCATATCCTTGCGAATATTCTGTTTTTGAAGAATCTTACCCCAATATTCTGTAAAGACAAATACGTGTTGAAAGTGATTGTTTAATAAATCAATGAATTTACGTTTTTGACATAAATATACTTGGTCCATATAACAAACCATTGTTATCTTTTTCCGTTCTTCAACAGTATGTGTTTCAATAATATTTTCAGTAAGCATATTTACAACAGACATATCATTGTAAATAATAATGATATCTTGAGGATTTTCTTTTATATAAGCTCCAATTTCTTTTTCACCAAATCCAGCTCTTTTAGGATTTTCAAATTCAATAACATCTCTAACTGTTACGTGAGGAGGCATTGTTTCACGATGTGTACGTGTTTGATAGAAATTTTGAAATCCATAGATGGTTAAATCAATATCATCTTTATTTGCGAGACGACGACATAATTCATAGACGACCCGAGAATAACCATTATATTGTTGAGGGTGTGTTCCACAAATCATAACTTTCAATTTACCTTTAGCAGCAGGTGTAGCCCCAATTGAAAATAGTTGAAGTTTTTCAGTTGGAGGTACTGCTATTGGTTTAAATAATTGAAGTTTTTCAGGTTGAAGTGCAGATATAGTAGGAATAACTTCTGCAGATTGAGAACCAACGATGGTAGCCGTTCCAAATAAAGATGCCATATACTCTTTCTACAATGAAAAGTCTTTAAGCAGATTATTTTGAGCGATTATGCATCCAAGTTTTTCTTAGCATCTTTGAGTAAGAGATGAATCCAACCCAATCAATTTATCGGATTGGACCAACGGGGGACGCACATTCAACTAAATTAACGGATATTGAAACGCGTTCCCTTGGTACAGTTCGTATTGGAGAAAGTGCAGGTGCTATAAGTAGTGGTGTCAACAATGTATTTACTGGTGTTGAAGCTGGAAAACTAAATAGCATAGGCTCTTACCAAACGATGATTGGTTATCAAGCTGGATATTATAATAGAGATGGTAGTTATTCCGTTGGTATAGGTGCATTTGCACTCGCTCAAAATCAATCCGGTCAAGAAAACGTTCATATTGGATTTCGTGCAGGTGAATATCATCAATCTGGGTCTCGGGTTGTATCTATTGGAGCATTTAGTGGTCGCTATAATTACTCAGGTGATGGTAATGTAAATGTTGGTTATGCAAGTGGAGAACGCAATATTGAAGGTAATTATAATACTTGGGTTGGAACAGAATCCGGACAAGATAATCGTGCAGGTAGTTTTAATGCAGGTATTGGTTATCAAGCTGGACGAGCCAATTATTTAGGTAATGAAAATGTATATGTTGGTGCATACAGTGGTGCTTGTAATGCTCTCGGAGATGCCAATGTATTTTTAGGTTATTCATCTGGTCAATACAATCAAAATGGTAGTTTTAATACATTTGTTGGTTCTTATACAGGGCAAAATGCAACAAATGGTAGTGCAAATACAGCCGTTGGTTATGGAGCAGGTGAAAACAATACAAGTGGTTCATCAAACACTTGGTTAGGTGTAGGTGCAGGACAGAATAATTTGAATGCAAATAATAATGTATTTGTTGGCACAGAAGCTGGTAAAAATATTGAAGGAGATGGAAATACGATGGTTGGTTATAGAACAGGTAAAGAAATAACCAATGGTAGCAATAATGTATTTATTGGTATTGGTGCAAATGCATATATTCCAATTATAAACAATTCAATTACAATTGGTTCTTATAGTGTATATGGAGCTACAGATTCAATTGCAATCGGTTCATATATAACAGATAAAAGATTTAATAATACATTGATTGGTAGTCAAATAAGTGTAGATGCAACAAATTCAATTATAATTGGTGATAAATTAACAATCAATGATACAAATGTGTTTCGTGACCCATTATACTATACATATTTAACTGCAGTTGAATCTGATGGATTGAATAAATTTGGATTAATTATTACACCATATACTTATTCAAATACACTTATTTCACCATCCAATGATATTTATCCTTATGCAACAGCCCAATTATTTACATCCAATCTTGCAAATACCTCTATATATCCTACAAATACAAATAGTATAACGAACTATTCACTATTGACATCTCGTAATTATGTGGTTCAACAAGGTAGTGTTTATCCCAAATTATTTGATAGCTATGTAATACCAAATAATATTGAATCAACTATCGTATATAATATACCTGCATTACAATTAATAACAGATAATCTAACAAATAATATATTATTTCATTATTTTAAATCTCAATTAAATTATTATACTGGATTTGATTATTTAACTCCATTAACTAATGTATTTACAAATGTTTATAACATTAATTCAAGTGGTTCTATTTATCCAATTGTTATTCCCAAATTAGCAAAAAGCTATCAAATGAATTTTACAAATTCAAATGTTACTATAGATAATCGTACAATAAGTTATACTATAAATAGTTCTACTTGGAATGCATTCAGTGTATCTTATCTGGATGGGACAGGTGTAACAATACCATTAACCAATATATACCCTGCTTATTGGATTAATGAAGTTCCTTTATTTGGATATTTAAATCATAGTGTTTATAACTCCAATTGTAGTAATATAGTATATACACCTTTCATTGAATCACTTAATGCTTATTCAGATACATTTACGATTAATCCTGTTAGTGAAATAATTGATGGAAATAATTTCATATATGGATTACCTGCAACAAATAGCAGTACGATTCAAATTATTGTATCATCAAATACAATATTACCTGCAAATAGAAAACTATTTAGTCCATCACGTAGTACAACAACTACAAACATAACTGTTCCATTTGATAAAAATGATTTGTTTATTGCACCCTTTGATTTATCCTCCAATGATTATATTCAGATTACGTCAAATGATTCTGCATTATCTGTTTTAATTAATAATATACCTTATACTTCTTCTATACCAGTATTCCAATATTCAGATATATTACAGAACCGAATACAATTCTCCATTGCAAATAATATTACATCATTGCAACCGACTTATATAAAACTCTATAATAACTCATATTCATCTAATATATCTATAGCCAATACTATATTAACAGATAGTGTATCATTTGCAAGTAATCTAATCGTTCATTATGATTCATTTATTTTAAATTCAATTAATTTATTGACACAATATCCTTATAATATTTTAATAAAACCTCCTACAAATGGTATTTTAACAAATTTAATATCACGTTCAATTACTTCTACAAGTTATGAATTAATAGACCCTTATGCACCATCTGATGAATTCGTAATTGGAAATACAAATAATACTGGAAATCCAAACAATACTCTATTATATAAAGTATATCCTACTGATAGCACGAATATACATACAGTTTACGTTCATTCAAGTAATATAGGTATAAATACAGTATATGCATTAAGTAATCAAACAGGTTTAATTATACAAGGAACAAATCGGATTTATAATACATTTATCACAAGTAATAATGGAGTATTAACAAATATTAACAGTGAACCATTAATTGGTTATAATGTATCTTTTGGTTATTGTAATATAACAAGCAATATTAATACATTTGCACCAACCTCAAATTGGAATACAGTTATAGGTCAATGTAATATATATCGTATATATAATTCATCCAATTATATCTATAATGGTTCAATAATTGCAGACCAATGGATTACTACAAATACATATTCAGGTGTATCTTTTTCAGAAAATAGTAATTATACATATCTTACAAATTATAGACTATATACAAGTAATTTATTCGCCAATAATACACTTAACTATTATATTACATCCAATGCTGTAGTAAATGAAACATTGATTAAAAGTGGTCAGTTTCGTCAAGATTATACTGGAATTAATGTAAACCAATACTTATCAAATATAAGTGTTCCTACGCAAAGTGGATATGGATTCAATTCTAATATTCGTATAAATATTAAGGTTGAAAAACATAATGTGAATTATTACAATGATTTCTTATTAAATCGCAATCATCTATTTACATCAAATAGTATTCAATATACATTTTCAAGTTCAAATATAATATTTACAAAATATGGATTAAATGTAAATACATTTACACAACAAGATATAAATAATGAAATAATATTGGGATTAGTGCCAATTAACACGATACCTATTGATTTTAATATATCATCTGGGTCTATTATATTACCATTTAGTGTAAGTACTCCAAGAACATTTGGTTCAAATAATAGTGCATTATCATTATCTCTTGGAACAGGAGTATCTATTGGATTAAATACAATTATTACAGAAGGTACTGGATATAATTATGTGGTGATTGAACGTATTCAATATGGTTCAATTAATCCAAATGTAACACGACTATTAATAAGTTCTAT